TTGCAACCCTGCAACCCTGCAACCCTGCAACCCTGCAACCCTGCAACCGCTAACCACGACAACCCTGTATCTCGACACCCCTACTACCCTGTATCCGTTGTTACGGCTTATATCGTGGTGAAGTGGATCACGGCAATGGCTCTACGCTGTATCCCCTATTCCCCGATATAGCCAGTGACCGCTTCGCGTTTTATGATCTTGCACGCGAGGCAATCTGGAAGATGGAAACGTGTCAAGATTATATTTGTCTAACAGGGGAAAATAGATCAGGTGGTTAGGGGGATTGATTGTTTATATGCGTGTATTATCAATGGATGAAAGTAAGTCGTGTTCCACCTGATTTCCCCATGCAGTCCAGCCGGGCCTTTGGAGTCTAGCGAATAGCTCAACCCGATCCATGCCTGATGTGACCGACTCGATGATTTCGTGCATCTTGTCGGGTTTCGCGCTATGCCTGCCGACTTTGTTTCGGATGAGGTTTTTAACGGGAGAGCGGAAGGCTTTAACGTCACCCCTGATTCCGAGAAGGCAATGCTCGGTTACTCCGCGAAACCAATAACCCATGCCGCTGCCGTTTTCCTTTTCCCAAGTTAGAAGGGTTTTATACTTGAACCCCCATGCCTTCATCACGGCAAACGCATCTGGAAGTAGTGGGTTTGTGGCCCAAAGGAATAGCACAGCATTGTCCTTGCTGATTTCCTGCACGGGCATAGCTGCGATTTGCTCTGCCGTCATGGTGTTGTAGTAGTGGGTGACGCTGCCGGGATGTTCGCCTCTGGATATACAAGGTCTAGGTGGTTCTGTCGGCTGCTTGCAGTCATACTCCCAAGGAGGGTCAGCTAGGATGCAGCCGAACTTACTGCCGTCGAGATTGCGGAACGGGCTATTCAAGGAAGTTGAGTAATGGTGTTTTGCCCTTTTCGAGTTCCCGGCAGGCTGCACAGACTTTGCGGTGGTCGAGTAGCAGAGAGTCCCGTTCAAGGGATGCGGCGATGAGTTTGAGTTCAAGGGATTGGGCGAACTGGATGAAGTCGGCCTTGGACTTGAGGGTGGACAGGGCTGCGGTGGTGAGCGGGGTTGCTGTCATATCGTTTGTTGGATTTTGAGGCACAAGGTATCGAGCTTGCGTCTCAGGTCTTGGTTGATTTGAAACTGTTCCTTGTCGTCGTCGTGTGCGATTTTAAGGAACAGGGAGTGGCAGTCTTGCAGGAGATCGGATGCAGAGGTGTCAGTAATGCGTTCGATTGCGGCTGCTACCTGATTACAGTTGTCGGAACCAGCGGCCCCTAGCTTGGCTGCTTGGATGATAAGGTCGAGGTCAGTCATTTGGTAAGGTCGTTTGCAATTTTCAGCGCGGACAATAGCCTGTTGCCGTCCTCTACGGTTATCGGTTGCACAAGCCCACATCGGCTATCGGTTGCACTCGATTGGTCTGCCGCATAAGCCTCCGCTGCCGCCTCAAGTTCAATCAGCGCGTGTTTAAGTGCATCCCGCTCGGCGGCAATGGCGGAAAGCGGCGTTAGATTATGCTCCTGCAAAATGCCAAGTGCCTTATTGCGATCTGCCTCTGACTCAAGCACGCGCAGACAAAGCGCATCCCGTTCGGCGGTGACTGCGAACTTTGCGGCTATCACGTCACGCAACGATTGATCGTTTCGCATCACGGCTTCTCTAGCTTCCTTCAGATCAGCGGCCAAGTCCGCGTTTGCCGTCTCGACGGTGCTTGCGCGGACAAGAAGCGCATCCCGTTCGGCGGTGACTGCGGCGAGTTCTTCCTTCGCTTTATCTATTCCGCGCTGCTCGGCATTACGCATTAGCCGATGCTGGCTGGCTATGATTTCTTTGCAGTCGTTTAATTCCACATTGACCTCAACGGCGTTGTCCCAACTCACTGACTCGGCTTTCTTGGTTTCCTCCTTAATTCGGCACAGGAGATCGAAAAGCTCCTGCTCGTTGCACGTATCAAGATTTTCTCCACGCAGTATGTTGGCGATGGTAGCGAGCTTGGCGAGGGCGATGTCGCGTGTCTCGATAGCCTCGCGTTCGAGTCGGTAGATTCTTCCTTTTTGCAAGTCCCTTTCCTCCGTCCGCTCTGCAAGCATTTGTTCGATTTCGCGGGCAAGTTTGAGCACGTCCCGCGTATCGGCGGAGACGGCTAGTTCGCACCAATTATCCACAATCGGCGTTGGTCGTTCGTTGAGTGGTAGGTGGTCGGATGGATCGATAGTAAGTTCGTGCGGTGTAGTCATAGTGTCTCCTTCCATTCTTCGCCTTCACTGGATTTTGTGATTTCGGCAAACATTCTGTTGTAGCAGTCAATACAGGCGGTGTCGGTCTTTGCTGGCGATACAATCAGCAAATGCTTTTGCCCTGCTGGAATACCGTTAGACGGAAGCCCAATAGCGGTGCATCGGAAACAGGTTTGCGGAGTGTTGGATGTAGTTTCAGTTATTGTCATTGGAGTAGTTCGATTGGGTAGGCTGCGAAGATTTCGTTGATAATTAAATTAGAGTATGGACTAGTTAGCTGACGACACATTGCGATTGTCCGAAGCGTGCTTTTCCAGCCAGCTTCGGCGTTTCCGGCACAGGCGGCGATGAAGGTGGCGTCCTCTTTTTCATTCGGATTGGTTTGTTCCTTGAAAAATCTAGTATCAACCACGACGATAGCCTCCTGCGTTCCATCGAGCGCGAGAACTTCCGTTTGATGCTGTCCGATTATCTCCCACTTCCCATGCGTCCGATTCTCCGCAATCGCGAGGAGCTTTTTAAGGTGAGACTCGATAAGTAATAGGTGTTCGATGATGGAGAGGTTCACAGCGTCCCTCCTTTCACGGCTGCGAGTGCGGTGACGCGCTGCTGCCATGTGACAAAGAAGGCTTTTACTAATGAAGAGAAAGGCCCGTTTTCGTGCCTGCAAAGCAAGCACAGGCGATCAATGTATTCTCCGCGCTGTTCGCCCGTCAGCCCCGCTTCCGCCAGCGAGCAAATGTGAAGCAGTTCGGTGTCGAGGACGGAAATACGCGCACCCCTTTTGCCATGCCAGAATAGATCATTGGTTAGTAGAGTCCCTAGGCGCACCGTCTCCGGCAGCATCTTGGCGAGGATTGTTTTTAGTTCGTTGTCGTTCATAATGTTCATTGTGGTTTGGTTTCTTCTAGGGTTTTGGCGATAGCGCAGTAAGTGCATCGAGCAGCCAGTCTCGTTTGACTATTGCTTCTGACCTCACTGCCGACCTCACTGCCGACCTCGCTGCCAACCTCGTTGCCGACCACGCTGCCGACTCCGCTGCCGACCACGCTGCCGACTCCGCTGCCGACCTCGCTGCCGACCTCGTTGCCGACTCCGCTGCCGACCACGCTGCCGCCCTCGCTGCCGACTCCGCTGCCGCCCTTGTTGCCGACCTCGCTGCCGACCTTGTTGCCGACCTCGCTGCCGACCTTGTTGCCGACCACGCTGCCAACTCCGGTTCATCTCCGCTAATGGCGCGATTGAGTAGCTCAATAGTTTTGTCAATAGCCGTGATTGCCTGCGGATAGTCCTCACCATTGAACTGAGTTTTTTGACGCTTTAACCAAAAGACTTGAAACTGATCGAGTAGTATCATCTGCGTCTGCTCGTCTATTCCTTCTGGCATTGCTGACAAGAATTGCTCCGGCCAATTCATCGCGTCGGCTGGTGCTAATGCTTCAAAGATATGGTCTTCAAGTCTGGCCAATCCTTCGACCATGCCTAGCTCTATTGGGTATCTGGAGTGGTCGTAATTTTCTAGCGTGCAACCAACTGCACAGCCTTTTCCATTCTCCCATCCCGTTTCCTGAATCAGCTCATCAGCTAGTCGATGCGCTTTTACTCTAGCAATATACTTGGATTTAATGGACGGGTCGTTGTGGTATGTTTTCATTTTAGTGTTCATAAGTTTTTGTCGAGTAGCGCGAGAATTGCGAACCAGTTTTCTTTGGTCTTGAAGTAAATTTCCATCGTCGTATCAACTAGGTAGATGTCTATGCCGAATAACAGAGTGTCGTCCTTGTAGGCGTAGTAGCCCTTAAAATCGATCTGGTTGAACGTGAACATTACGTAGCCGTCCACATAGACCTTAATGCGTCCGTTGTAGATTTTGAAGTCGTAGGTGTGGTTGGTGTGGTCGGTCATAGTTGAATCAGCACATTGCTTATTGTTGCGATAACGTGAGCCGGAACAATGACCCAAACGGCCAAGGAAGCGATTAAGACAGAGCGCGTGCGGCGATACAGGAACCATGTGCCAATGATTGCCAGCGGCACGGTGACAAGGAACTCACGCGCTATCATGCCGTTTAACAATCCGTAGCGTTGCTGGAAAACAAGCGCGATGTAGTTTGCCTCGGTGCATCCGGTGGAGATACCGCTCATGGTTGTCGCTATGTCGGCTATTGCGCTGACTGCGAGAGCAATGGATGCGATGAAGATTGGATTCTTGAGCATCATTGTCACTACGGTTGTTGTGTTGTGGATTGAGCTTTCAATTTTGCCTCGCGCACCTGCAACCGCTGCGCCCGGCGACCCGCTTGCATCTTTGCGGCCCATTCAAGCCGTTGTTCCTTTGTCATACCTCGCCAACGGAGTTTCCCTCCATCGGAGTAGCATTTTACTTTCCAAACGAGTTTGCAGCGAGGACATTTCATAGATGTGTGGACGTAGGTAATATGATACTTTGCTAGTAAAGTCAAGAAGATTTATTGAAAAAAGATTTGACGGATGGAATGGGCATGGCAATATCCGCTCAGTTCGCAGATCAAGAGCGATGCTAATCTCTTGGGAGTAATCCCGAAACCGCGTTGTGCTTGATCCACAGCGCGGTTTTTCTTTGGCCTTATGTCTCGGCATACGCACAAAGAGCCAAGCGGCGACCTCGATAGATTGCACCAGCGTGAGGGGTGCATAAGCAAGAGCGGACAGCAACGATAGCCGCGCACAGGGGACGCACTCTAAAGGATGCGCGTGATAGCCTTGTGGTTGATAAATCGAGAAGGGTTCAATTCCTTTCATCTACCGTCATTCCTGCGCAAGCGGGAGAGTTCATGGACCAAGCCATTACCGGATGACCGAGTGGCGGGTGCTGACGAGTCTATGCGTCCTTCGGGACGGTGTTACGGAAACCTTAGCGGAATACCTCAGTCGGGCTGTTTCTTTCAACATTTCCAACTCATCTAGCAATAGGTGAGTTGTGCCCGTATTCCTATGCCGTGTTCCTCGACAGGCTATCCCCTTCTACACCGGATACACCTGCTGCCCTGCATCCCTATAACCCTGCTGCACTTTACCCCGATAAAAGGTATTGACGTAATCGTTAAACCCCGTAAAAGGTTAATGCGTATATGGGATTACCGTTTGACATTTTGACCGGGGATTTGACTGATGAGCAGTTGAATGAACTGGCTGACGAGCAGATTCGGCGTGAGCGCGAGGATCGGTTTCTTGCTGCATTGGAGCAGGAACGTGAACAGCGTAACGCTGAACCTGTTTTTTCGATTTAAAGGTTATGCCGTCACTTGCTGAAACGCAGGCGAAGGACAGCATCGGGCTTCCCCGATTCGAGGAACAGCGATGCGGGGCGATGGTGAATCATGTAAGGGATAAACGGCTGCTGGAATCGGAGCCGCCTGATTGCACGGGATGCGGTATTGTGATAGCGGGTGGAGGGAAATATCTGTCATGGAGTTGGGTGTTATGCCGGAGGATACGGGAATTGGGGTGCGAGTTGCCGATACAGGTGTGGCACATAGGAGAGAAGGAGATGCCAGTATGGGCCGCAAAGAGTTTTGCAGAGATGGGGGTAGAAACGGTCAACGTATTCAACGTCCTAAAGAAGCATCCGGTTCGGCATATGAGCGGCTGGGTGTTGAAGAATTACGCTGTCACGCATAGCCCTTGGCGTCATGTTATGTTCATAGATGCCGATTGCTTTCCCGTGGTGAAGCCGGAAACGATATTCCAGTTGTGCAAGGGCAAGACGTTATTTTTCAATGATGTGAAGCCGTGTCATCCGAGTCGCTGGGGATACACCTATTGCGGGTTGCTGCCGGAGATCGAGTGGGAAACCGGGCAGTTCATAGTGGACAAGGTTGAGGGATGGATGGGGTTGCGGTGGACGGGCTGGTTGAATGAACACGCCGACACATGGTTCAATATGCTGCACGGCGACAAGGGCACGTTTGAGCTAGGTTTTCGGATGAGCGGGGTTCCGCTGCTGATGGGGGATGCGCCAAGATGGGGTGGATTCGGTATCGCGCATAGCTATAAAGGGGTTGCCTGTTTCGAGCATTGCATGGCAACCAAGAGAAACGAGCATCCTATGTTCCCGTGGATGAAGAATCTGTTTAAGGAATGGGATGCGGTGAGTCTAGGGAAGCAGAAATAGCTACCGCCCGCTATACACGCTCCGCTGCTGCACCCCGTATTTCCCTGCTGGTTGTCCCTTCTTCAAATAGTCCTCCGGGTTGAACGGCTTTGCTTCCCGCTTCTGCTCATACCCTGCAAGCCCGTTACGCATTGCCAGATGGATCAGCAGACAAGCGGCATCAGCGTGATCCGGCGAACGACGAATCCGTTCCTTCATGTCCTTCTTCCGCTCAATCGTCATGCGCTTTTTCTCGTCTGTGCCCATTTTGCGGGCGCATAGTTGCTTGGTGGCGTTTGATTGACTATTCATCCCTCCAACCGCCCTATTCATCACCGCAAGACGGGTAGTGCCCCATATCTGACACACCATGTTGGCGAACATCTCGCGAGCCTTGCGCTTCTCGCCAGGAATCACGATACGGTTTTCAGCGATGCCGGAGAACGAGATCGCGTGAACGGTGAGGCTGTAAGACTGCTCACGGGCTTCGCGCTCAATGTGCTGCAAAAGGATACCGCCGTCGCCCGTAACGTCCAAAGCGAGTTCGTGGCAGCTTCGGCTACGGCATTGCTCGATTACCAGCTTGCC